GTGTGCGGGTGCTCTCAGATTCCACCATTTGGCCCAAGCTGCACATGGTCCTGTGTGACCTGCCGTGCGACTGCACCACCAACCATACGGTAGTAGGTGTTTACATTCTGTTGTCATGTGATTGGTCCATCAGGGTTGGCGGTTGTCGTTACAACAGGTGGTGTAACAACTGGTACATCAGCGTTACCTGTCCAGTAGGTTGCCTGAAATGCTGCAATAAATGCACCAGCAATAGTGAGCATTTCGGTTAGGTCAATGCCACCTGATGCAACACCAATAGCAACGCCGATAGCTGCAACTAGGGCTGCAACAATGGCTTTGCGTGCTTGTGTGCTGAGCATTGTTTTAATGTTTTTCATTGTGTATTCCTTATCTTGTCGCAATATAAAATGTAACCATAGCAGCTATCGCTGTAACTAGTACACCTAGTAATGCAATGAGTGTGTTACTTTTTGACCATTTGCTTGATGATACTGTATTTTCTGTTGCCAGGGTGTCACGTGCTGTGTCTTTTTCTTCTTTCAAGGCTTGTGCTAGTGCTATTGCTGTTGCGGCTGATGCTCTGGCACCGTCTCCTAGTCGTTGGGTTGATAGTGCTAACCATGCGAAACCTAATGCTGCACCAACAAAGCTGAATATCTGACCAATTTGCATTTGCTGAATTAGACTGTCATGGTTGTTTAGTCGTGAGTCGCGCCGTCGACGGTCATAGGCTCTTTTGTCTGTTATCACGCGCACATCTTCTCTCATGGTGTTGAGCCTACCTCCGATAGATACCTATGAATGCGTTGCGGGTTTGGGGTCGGTCAAAGAAGACCTTAGCCCTGGAATAGCCTGTCCTAAGGTATTGTAGCGTCTTATCGGAGTAGTCGATGAGCACCCTGTCTTCGCTCATTCTTTCAGGTAGCAGAGTCCAGAGAAACAGGTGTTTGGGGTGTTTTGATGTGATGTAGAATATTGGGGCACCTTGTGCGCGTTGGTCTATCCATAGGCTGAATGTTCCTGTTTTGGTTTCAATAGTACAGTTATAACGCGCATCACTTGACTTAGGCTTAATCAGTGTGGCGTTGTTGTCGCTGAACTCTGACCCTACTGCGTAGTCAGCATATTCACTGTTCTGGATGAACTGTCCAAACTTTGTTGCGTAAACCTCACCAACAAATGCATCACTTGTGGGAAAATGGCAGGCTATAAAACCCTTGTGAAGTATCAACCATTCATCAGCTAGTTTAGGTGCAATATCCCAATCAATAAAGTATGGGTTCATAATGCTTACACTGTTGGCTAGAAATATGACTTTGGTTTTGTCTTTGTATCGATCAACAGTTGAGTAAAAGTCGTTGAATATTTTAGCCTCATTACTCATGTAGTGTATGACACCACGATCAATGATGAACTCATCAAAGATGATTGTTTTTACTTTAGCGTATGACACACTCTTTTTCTGTTGAGCTTTGGATAGTGGCACGAAATAACACATTGTTTGCCAGGTTGCATCAGAACCAACTTCACGCGTTTGAAGCTCATCACCCTGTGACCTGAACACTTGTTCAGGAAACTCATGAACAATATCAGCCATGAAAGTGTTTTTGACAGACTTTAACTCTGTATTGTATCGACGTAGGTATATGAACTGGTCACCTTTGTTGAGATAGTCTCTTATGGCTTTACGTTTCGCACCATAAGTTTTACCAACACCACGCGCACCCACAACAAAGTTGTAAACAGCGTTCCGTGAGAGTATGGGTCCAAAGTCATAATAACTTGACGGCATAGCTACATACTACGGTATGTAGCGTCTGATACGCCAGTTGTAGGCAACAGAACACACACCAGACAAAGACTTGATGGTAGGTCCCACATCTGGGCCACCGTGAGACTCAAGCTGATTGGAACCGACATAGGTTTTCACGTCATCAAAGTTGCTGTTGGGTCCTGACCAGTTGAAGAAAACCAGATCAGCCGGAACCATGCCTGACTCGGTTGGTACGGCACCGGCAGAACCTTCCTCAATGATGGTGCCATACCCCTGTTGTGCACCTGTCCATGTGCCTATCTCGATGCCTGCAACCGCTAGGTAGACGTAGTGGGTCAACCCTGAACAGTCCGTATACCCACTCGTCACAGGATCGAGCCTGCCGGATGCCTGAGAATAGGCGAACGCAGACTCGTGAGCAGCCAACCACGCCACAATATCGGCTTGTGTGCCGGTAGGTGGTGGTGGCGGTGGCGGTGGCGGTGGTGGCGGCCCAATGGTGGGTATCCACTGGTTGTCTACAGTGGGTATAAGTTTGACTATTGACCCGTCATCATAGTACAGGTAGGCAAGATTACCTGTGAATGTTAGTCGTTTGATGCTAGGCATTTTAACCCACCCATATAATTATGTTTGGGTTGCGTCATCAATAGCTTTGTCAAGCTCACGCTTAGCTGTGACAACCTTCTCAAAATCAGGTGACGTAATGTCGAAACCCTGTTTGACGATTTCAACCAATGCCTGTTGGAGAATGATGAGCGTTTCTTTAGTCACGACGCAGGTCCTAACGCTGATTTGTGAATGTGTCCAGTGGAGTCTACCACAAGGTAGTGGTCGGCTGCCACAAATGCTGGAATACCGGGAATTCTGGTTGTGTGAAGAGTGGTACCTAGTACAAGTTCATCTTGTACTGCACTAGCAGCACCAACACCTGTGTGGTCTGTTCCGATTGCCACTGAACCGGCACCGATACACGTAGCTTTGTAACCTATCGCGAGACAGTAGGATGGGTCTGTAATGCTTCCGGCACCAGTATTATAGCCCAACCATGTGTTACCACTTCCGTGTACCGTAGCATTAGCCATAACGCTATTTGGTGTGTACCCACTGTTCCCACCTAGTGAAGTGTTCCACATTGCGTCAGTCTGGCTTAGAAGTGCTTGCGCACCAATAGCCGTGTTAGAGTTGGAAATGGACGAAAACAAAGCGTTGAACCCAACAGCCACGTTACTAAGACCAACAGCGTTTGTGAACATTGCAGCCAAACCGACTGCAACATTGTTAGTACCAGTTGTGTTATTGGATATTGCGCGTGCACCAACAGCAGTATTACCAAAACCTGTAGCACCCACAATAGCGTCATTACCCAAAGCTGCCGAACCAACAGCAGTATTGTCAACACCCGTGGTGTGACCACAAAGAGCGTTAGACCCAAACGCTGAGTTGTTATTACCTGTGCTTGCACCCAAAGCTGTATTACCAAAAGCACAGTTATCGTGACCGGTGACCATTGCCTTCAATGCCACAGTACCAAAGGCACAGTTACATGTACCAGTCGTGTTGTATTGTAGAGCTGTGTCACCAAACGCATTATTGGATATGCCTGATGTTTGTGCTGCCAAAGCGTGTGCACCAAAAGCTGTGCATGTTCCTGTGGTATCACCATTCAACACATCTACACCACCGCCGACCGAACCCGATGGTACAGCGCTAAGAAGTGCACCAGTAGCTGATAGAGCAGCAACACCAGACAACACACTCTTTTGAGAAATTGGCAGATACTCGCCATCATCGGATGCATGTTGAGTAGCAATATGGTCATCCGTCATAGTAGTTGCTGCTGTCAATGCGTCTGCTAGTGAGGTTTTCAGCGCAATAGCACCATCAACAGTACCAAACTTGTTGTCAATATCAACGAACGCACCGTTGATGTCACCGCGCCAAGTGGGTCGGTCACTATCTACAAACTGCGGAAGATTGATGTTGGCTGTCTGATTTGTTGCACCCATTATGGTTTATCCACCTTGTTATTGACCTGCGTTTGCAAATCGGAAATCAAACCTTGCAACCTACCAAACTCTGCATCAGTTTTAAGGAAACCTTCATTGACATCACCCAACCACGTTGGTTTATCAGCATCCACAAACTGTGGAAGCTGTTTGTTAGCTGTCTGATTTGTGTGTCCCATTACGTCATACTCCCAAAACGTCGTTTAGTATTGGGTAGGTGATACCCAAATCAAAATGCCTTGCAGAGTAGCTCAACGTGTCATATTCAGACGCGGTAAGCAATAGGTCATCGTACTGTTTCGCAAAGTATGCGAACACGCGCACATTGTCATACACGCGTGAAATGACTGTGGACAATCCTTCTAGCCTGACACCGTTGGTTGGGTCAGTGGCAACAGATTCATCATGTGATCCGGCAATCAATGCCGTAAGGTCAGCATACATGTTTTGCAACGTGAGATTAAGTGAATTGGTTAGATCCAAAATCGCTTGATTCAGGTTGCTTTCATCCTGAGCGTTAGCAAGATTAACCAGATCAATAAGCTCATTCAATCTTTTTACAACAGAGTGCTGAATGGTCAGGAATGTTGCATTGTCACGGTAGGTAAATGGTGTGACAGGGTTGAGCGGGCTAAAAGGTGCCAACGTAGCCAAAGGTAGAACCATTGCCATAATTCCTTCCGTGATGTGAATATTCGTCTGATGTGTTCCACACACCCATAAACAGGTTTGCACAATCCAAAACGATCATTAAATCAATGTTCAACAATGATGCGCGGTAGCTCATCAGCAACGCCGATGCTGGTCCTTGGCGACCTGTGCTGTTATGGGTCACTGTACCATTAGCGATGTCTGCACCAGTGGTAGAACTTGTCCCATCCCCACCCACTGTGGTGTCACTACTGGTATCGGCTCCGGAGCTTGCATAATCTTCGTCAGGTGACAGGTGCACCTGTGGTAGCTCACTGTTGACCACACGTGCCTTAGACGTGGTGTCGTTGGTGTTGTGCGACGTTGAGTCCTGTTGGGTGCTCATGGTGTTGTCTGACGTGGTTGTGTCCGCGTAGTCCATCGTGGACAACGGGTCAAACACGATTTTCTCAGATAGGTAAAGCTGGTTGTAGTACAACATGATTTCACGTAAACGACGGTTCAAGGCAAATTTGAACATGTCAGGTGTTTCCTGACCAATCTCGTACAACGCGTAATGGTCAAGAATACGTGCGTTCAATACTGGACGATACGTTTCGTCAAAAATTGGGTAGTCAGCAGTAGCCAAACCCAAATCGAAACCGTCATCAATCAAATCACACAAACGCATTGTAAAAGTGGGCATTAGTTTTTACTCCGTCCACTCATAATGTCAGACTCTGAAGCGCCACTGTTACCCATAGGACCATCAGAACCAGGATCTATCAACTCATCCTCATTCCACTCAACACTAACAGCCAATGAGTATTTACGGTTGATCTGTTCAACAGCGTACTTACGTGCACCCATAGCGGAGTTACGTGCAGCGGAAACCTGTTGGTCGTTTGCCCCAACCTCATCAACGACCAACCGTTCACGCTTGTCCTGATTGCTGTTGTTGATGCCAAGGAATGTCATTGTCTCATTCCAGATTTTCGCTTTTGCAAGCTGCAGATTGATGACAAGGTCTTTGTCAATCTTCAAGTCAAACAGTTTGATTTTGTTGTCTAATGCGTCCATCATCATTTCCGTACCAAAGATGACGGGTTCGCCCTCTTGTGCCTGTCGCCAAACATTCTGGAATGTCAGTCGCTCAGTATCGTTCACAGCGAACATGAACGGTTTACGCATTGCCATTAGATTGATTTCGATGGTTCGTTCAATCTCTGCGAGCTTAGTTGCCTGCAAGAGCACCAAATCCCAATCAGGTACACGTACCGTGTTAGCCCACACTGGTACACACTCAATACCAGCTTGTAGACGACGGTTAACCATCGTGTTGCCGATAACCTGAAACTGTGTCGGGTTGTCGTACATGTTCCATTTACCTATGCCACTACCACGCAACGCAAAGTAACGGTCAAAGTCTTTGTTGTCGTAAAAGAAAATAACCAATGCGTGACGGAACAACTCGTACTCAACAAAACGACGGTCTATCTCATCAGGCAAACCCGACCACTTGAAACGGTTGGTCGCAAACTCCGTAAGAATCCGCATATACATTGTCTCGTACAATGCGAGACGGTCACGCGGTGCATTATTGCGGAATGGTCCGTACAGGTACTCTTCCACATAGTCACGTTTCCTACCTGACATTAGAGTACGATTCCTGTCTTTGGTGTGTTGTCCGCAATGTCAATCATGCCTATGTCGTCCGCGTTAGACCATACTGTAACACCCTTCTCAAAAATGCCACGGATGGTCTGCCGGAATGTCTCAGGGCAGGCACCAGACGCGAGGTATGTCTCACGTAGCTTCCAGTAGGTGAACTTACCCATGACCTGGAAGTCTGCAGGCATACGACCAAACCTGTTGACGGAGTAACCGTAACGGAGCCAGTACTCACCAATGGCAGCCATAACAGCCGGTTGCAACGTCTTAACCTTTGCGAACACACCCCACTTGAACATTGCAAGATTGAAAACGTCACCACCTAACTGGCCTGACGTAGTAGGCTGAATAAGTTTAGCGTCCTGAACTTTTGCGTTAATTGACGCTATAGCGTTTTGGTAGTCACCATTGGCTGACATTTGAGCGTACTTATAGTTGGTGTCATTGTTTTGCATACCAGTATTCTGGCGCGCAATAGCAGTACGGTTGTTCAACCCACTAGCAATAGCTGAGCTTGCATCAATCTGACCCTGTTGAATTGCAAGGTTCGCACCCTCATTGACCACACCAGAAATTGCAGCAATAGCACTAGTACCAGCCATTTTGTTCATACCTGTCAGACCACTGGCAATAGCGTTGGCACCACCCAAAATTGCACGTTGACCAGCGACAGATCGGGACAGGTTGGCGTTATCGGCGATGTTCTGGTTCTGCATACCTGCCACGTCACGACCTAACGCAATGTCACGCGCCGTGTTACTCATGGACGTGTCAGCACCAGCCAATGCACGTTGCTGTGACCAGTCAGCAGAACTATGCTGGAAAGCGATACTGTTTCTGTTGGATGCCATATAGGACAGGTAACCATTATTGACGACTGAGAATGTGGGCAGGTCAAAAATACCTGTCATAAAATCGAACATTTCTCCACCATCGTTGATGATGGAACCATCAGCATCAACAACATCAGCAAAGGCATTAACAGCATTGTACTTGTATGGGATGAATACCACGCGTGGGTTAGGCTGACCCATGAACGCTTTTTGAATAACCACGATATCGTCACCGGCCATACATTCAGGTTTAAGAATGATGGGTGTTGCGGAATATGTGGTCAGCTCAACAGCAGTGTAAGGGTAGGTCAAGAGCTTTTTCAGTATTGCGTACCTGCCAGTAATGAGATTGGTTCGCCAGTTCTGAGCTAGCCATTTACGGTCCCGCCACATTAAACCGTCAGGTGAGCCAAGCGTACTATTGATGACGTCACCGTGTGTGCCATTCTGGATGAGACGCATAAACAATGCGCCACCTGTGACCCAACTTAACGACTCATAGTCAGTACCGTAAGTCATTCCACCAATAGTGGAGTTATAGTTTACAGCGGTAACAGAGACGATGCCCTGTGTTACCCACGGTTTATCAGCCATAAACGCCATATACGCTTTGAAGTCATCACGGTCAGCAAACAGGTAAAGGTCACACGCATTAGGTACACCACCATATGAGGAACCTTGTGCCATTGTCAGAATTGGCGCGTCAACCGTTCCGTATGGCCCATACAGGCTTGTTGCAGACATAACTATGACACCCATGTCATAGTTACTGTCGTGATTGTCAACATACTTGTATTCGTATGTTTGGTTGATGACGTACTCGTTGCCAACGTCCAAACCCTCTGGAATGGTCAGATAGTCACGACCATTGTTATCGAACGCGTTTTCATTAGCAATACCAATATGCCCACGTTCAATGTAACAGTTACCAAAGGTTACATCATGGTTGAACGTCTGCCACACGTCAAGCTGAACGTAAATCTCTGTGGTGTTCGGTGCCAGATAACGAACATCAGTGATGAAATAGTAAAGAGTTTGCGCGCCAACATCACCCAATACAGGTTGAGCACCATTTACTACGCGTAGATAGTTGTATGTGTAACATGCTGCAAATGGCAGGTTCACACGGATAGGCATACCAACACGACAGTATGTCATCTTGTCAATGGTGATGCGCGGGCCACTACGTGCAGCACCATCAAGATAGGTGTTCAGCTCAGTTTTGGACGCGTAACGCACAATGTCACGGTAGTCATTGTTCCATGGAACGTTACACAACGTGACAGTTGTTCCAGGTGTCCACGCAGCATACGAAAACGCTGAACCGAAACTGGCAACCCCTGGAAGGTTGCCAATCTCGTTAGAAGGGTAGTCCGTGGTTGACATGGGTTACTTACCGGCAAGCAACGCTGATGCGGTCAGTGGTCCAAAGATTGCGTCAGCTTTCAGTCCTACATGGGTTTGGTAGTTGGTCAGGGCAAACCGTGTCAGCCGTCCACCTAGACCGTCAGGTGTGACCCGTAGCAACAGTTGCATAGGGACCACGCCAGGACCGGTTACAAGGGTTGTAGTAGCGTTTCTCAGGTCGATGGTTCGCACGGTAAAACCTCCGGTTGGTTGCGGTGTTGGTGTTGGGTGAATGACAGGTAGTGGCGTTGGTGCCAACCCTCCGAGCTGTGCCCGAACCTGTGACACCATCTCACCCAAAGGCAACGTGCCAGGACACTGCGTCGCAAAAAACTTGTTATGACCGTAAATGTGTGACGGATCAATGCCATAACTTTTACACAAACCAACTATCAGCGCAACACTAGTAATAATGGTTTGTGCTGATGCTGGTCTGTCAGGATCGGCAGAATGTTCAATACCAATAGACCGCTGATTCTCAGGCTTGTCGCCACAATGCCACGCTGTTTCTGACTCTGCCACATACTGATGAATCGTATTATCCTCAATACCATAATGGGATGATACCTGTTCTGATGCTTTGGCAAAACGTGCATCAGTACCAGCTAGCGTGCCATCCATCCAATGCAAAACAATGTCAGTAATTGCGTGACCTTCACGTGACGCATGATTTGGTGAACCAACAAAAACAAGATTCATTACTACTTCCTCTCTAGACGTTTCAAGCCACCCATAGCATAACACCGCGCTACCCACTTTACTCGGGTAGCGCGGTGTCATCTACAGGGCAGGAAACGTCAAAACCACCCTGAGCTTAGGCAAACGTGACGTTGAACGTGTACGTCACGGCTGCGCCAACACCGTTGTCAACAGCGACAACGACGGTGTAACCAGTGGTACCCACCTTGGTTACCGTGACAGCAACGTCAGCGGAACCGATGGTTTCAGTAACCACACCAGACTTGATAAGAGTGGTTCCGGTCGGGATGGTTACTGCGTAGGTGAACGTGCCAGGAACAACACCAACGACAGGCTCACCGTTCAGTGAGAGACCAGCCAAGCCACCGCCAAGCTCGGGCCAACCACCAACAGGACCACCAGTGACCGTTACCGCCAGGGTTGCGCTCAGCGGGTCCAGACGTGGGTTGTCGTAGTCCACGGCAGCACTGGTTGCCTTGACGGTCAGTGTGGTTGCGGACTCATCAGGACCAACGTGCAACACACCAGACTGACTGATGAACGTACGGCCAGACAAACCACCTGTCACGGTCCAGATAACCGATGCGGTGCCACCTGCCGGGTCTGTGGTTGCTGATGCGACCAACGCAATCAAACCATCAGTGGCAACATTAGTAGGCACGGTTCCGTCAATCGCTTCAATGGTGATAGCTGAAACACTGATCACATGATCGTTGATCACAATAACCTCATCATCAGCACCAGTGGTGAACATCACGGCAGGAACGAACCTAGACGCGCTAACAACCTGATGGTGGTGGAGAAAGTAGTTATTATGCAGGTTCGCAGGGTTCCACTGTGACGTTGACTCAAACAGGGTATCAGAAATCACAAAGAAATCTGATGTGGTCATGATTGCCTGTGCGCCACTAATGGAAAAGGCCGACTGTGGAAGCTCAACAACCCGACCCATCATCTTTGCACGGTCAATGTTGAACGCACCAGCCAACGCTTCAACGTCAATACCAGCGTTGAACTCTGGCGTGACAAACAGAATCAGCTCATCAGGTTGTGCGAACACAGGCATATGTGCCGCGTTGTACTCCGTTGACAGGAACTTGAGGTTTCCGGCCATTGCGCGCATTTTCCGCAAAGCCATTTTTGCGTCATCAGCACTGGATGTGAGACTACCAACGTCAGGAACGTTGACATGGAAGAAACCACCATTTGACTCGTACTCACGGAACAGTGAAGCAGTCAAAAGAAACTCGTCCCACTGGTCCGATGTGCTCGGAGCTTCCATGAGCTGGTTGATAAAACCACTCAAACCGTTAGGGTCAAGAAACGCACGTTTCAGCAATGCGTCATTCACGGTGACCTTGTAGAAGTCCTGACGGTTTACCGTGTGGAAGTTGACCTGGACTTCCGGTCGTTCCCTACCGAAAAGGGTCCCTTCCATATAGTCGCGGTCGGGGTCGTAACCGTGAGCTTCCAGCAACCCAACCTGAATCTCTTCAATGGTGTTGCCGTAGGTGAGCATCCCGCGCTTGAACGGTGCAAGAGGGTTGGTCCAGCTTGTCGAGCGAGCAATGGTCATACCAATACGGTTAACCAGAACATCAATAAACTCATTCATCCAACGACGGTTGGACGCATTGGTCAGGTTTTCGATGGTGGCAGCAACACCAGCAACATCGGCTGATGGGATACGTCGTGCGTAGTCGGTTGACGCAATGCCACGCACGGCGTCAAGAATTGCGGAGTTTGGCTTATCCTGTGCGAGAATTGCAATATCAGGCATTGGTCGCTATTCCTTATCAAAAAGTGAGTTGATTGACTCTTCACCGTCAGGCTCGGGGTCAGACTCTTTGGTTGGTTCGGTTTCGGTTCCGGCTGCAATCAACAGGTCAAAGTTAAGTGCCTTCAACCGCGCAATTTCAGCGACAAGTTCAGCAGTAGCAGTCTCATTGGCGACAACCTGCTCACTCAGAGCAGACGCGCCACCCTCGACAGCCATGTTGTATGACGATGACAAGTCATCGTAAATGGTCTCTGGCGCACCATCTTCGCCAGGGTTGCGCAACAGCGCCATAAGCTCATCGAATGTCATGTGTGTACGGTAACACAAAACCCACCCAACCAAACCCTGTGGAGGGTGGTTGGGTGGGCTATTGTTGTGCAGTTTGCAGCCAACAACACCAGAGTACGTATCGTGCCAACGATGCATCTGCTATCGGAGGTTTTCACACCTAGCGACCCGATGAGCAGTCGTAACCCTGGAAACGATGTAAGCCACCTGATGATGGTAACAGATCACTCCGTGACTGCACCATCAAGGGTTTTGGTCAGACGCTCGCGGGCATCTTCCAGCAGGCTACGGGCATCAGCCCACTCCGTAAGAGCTTCCTTCACCACGTCTGCCCTGCTCATACGGTTGGACCAGCGGTAACCCTCAACCGCTTCACTGACCACGGCAGGAACGGCACCACTGATGGTGGTGTTCGGCAACGCGTCAACAGGGTTGACGGTCTCATTGGTCTTTGCGGTCTTACGTGCCATGACGTTTTCTCTTTTCTGTGACTATTTCATGTTTAGCGTGAAGTCCACGCTTCGTAGAACGATACCACCTTTTACACGGTGCGGTGACAGTTTGCCGGACCAAATCGCACCATCTACCATATCGTCCAGCGTGACACGTGCAGCTATCGACTCTGGCAGCCCTGCCACGTGGGTAGCGTGTGAACCATCTATCATGTGTTCACTGTAACATTTTGCACGCACGAAAATTGCTTCCGTGAATGAACCTTCACATTTCCATGCACCCAATCTGGTTGGGTGGACGTCTAAGTCTGTTGGGTCATCGTCCACTAACAAATGTAAACTGTCAGTATCAGCATATGCGAACACATCGTAATGTTGTTGTGCGGCACGAATTGTCACATCACGTGCATACGCTGTAATGAATACACCAACAGGTGTGTAAACAGGATTTCGTGTTTCCGACTCCCCAACCACCAACTTGACCACGTTTTCAGAATCAAGTATGGGTATTTTGGGTGTGACGTCAGGGTTGGTGGCAAACTTACCGTATAAGCTGTTCAGGTGGAGTTTTGCAATGAACCTTAGCCCACCATCTGTGGTTTCTTTTACTTTCATCCACTTGTCTATGTATTCTTGAAAGAAACCTGTTACCGCGTGAAACTTCCACCCACCTTCCCACGACAACACGTTAAGGTCGTAATGGTCCTGCCACAATGCTAGGTCAACACTGGTACAGGTTAACGTTGTTGGTTCCGTAATATCCGTCTGGTACACCGTAGCTGCAAAGTGTGGTGAACCCTTGATCTGAATACACGGTATGTGGTCAGGTTTCAGCTTTGCTGTAAGGGTGAGACACACCACAAAGATGGGGTAGTCATCAGTAACCGTGGGCGCACCAGTGAACCAACGAGGTTCACCGTAGGGTAATGGTGAATCGTACATGACGGAAGGGTACAAACTGTTCACGTCATAGACACGGCCGCCTCGTGTGCGTTTCCCACGAAACCGAACATCAGCATAGGCAAAACCACCACGATAAGCGCGTCTGACATCCTCATCCATTGTCGGGCACAGAACAGGAAAGGTTCTAGTGAATGACTTTAAGCCTATGGTGTGCTTGTACTCTGCTAAAGAGTCAGCACCAACGGTTAGACGTTTCATACCTGCAATAAACTGTACTCGTAACGCACGTGCCACAATCTGAATGTCACGTCTCAGATAGTCCAATTCATCAGCAGTAGGTTCATAACCGATTGCGCGAAACCGCCCATAGTCCAGGTCACCTTTACCCTCGTCCAGCTTGAACGCTTTAGCAACATTGGCAACACTCATAGGCAGTTTCTTTAATGAGTCACGAAACTCTACTCTCACACCATTAGCAAACACCACGGTAACAGAGTAGAACTTAGCCATTTTACTGATAAGGGTGGAAAAAGTTAGTGGTTGTTTCTTTGTTCGTCTCTGCTGATGGGTGAAACCGTTATTGAATAACCAGTCAATAATAAACGCACCATCAAATGCCAGATTGTGAAAGTACACGTGATGCTTGTCATGGTGGCTCATACGTTCCATAAACGACTCTATGGTAGTGCCATGCGACCAGTCGTCAGGATCACTAACGCTACACAATCCCCACACCCACACACGACAATCAAGCTCATCTGTGGTTGTCTCAAAATCCGCAACCCAATTACTGTCTAAGTCCGTATCTGTTTCGCCCACGTTATCAGTTCCATCGCATCGCCCATTTGTTGCCGTAACATTTCCGTTCCCCATGACTCTTCCTTTGGTGTGAACATTTTCATTGCAGCGGTGTAGGACAATGCAACAGCACCAGCAAACGCGGTGTGATTCCACAACGCTACAAACTGGTCATTAGTCAACTTTTTGGTTGCTTCAAATAACTCTGGCATGTTAATAACATCCATCATTGCCGAAAACTGTTCACGTGCCTGTTTAACTTTTCGTCGTATTGCTGTTGGTGACGCGTCACGTTTCATTGCCTTAGTCAATTTTCGCATAGCTGCACGTGACGTAATGTCACCTGATTGACGCGTGTGTGGATCAAAAATTGTGTTCACCGTAGGGTTATGCATTTGCTTATGCAACACATCCATTTTCGCCAGTCGTTGGGCGATAGTCTCACCTGATGGAAGCTCAACACCCTTGATACGCTCATACACACCGCCAGCAGACGCAGCATATTTAGCTTCCTGGCGTTTGTACTCCGTGAACTCTGCACGCGGCACAGGACGTTTTGCAGCATCAGGAACAAACTGATGTGAGCGTGACAAAAAATCTGCTAACCTCGCGCTATAGGCTATCAGTTGATCTTGTGTATAATGGGCAGGTAGTTTGGTTGCGCGTCTAGGGTCAAACTCTGAACCTGTAACCATTGCACCATGACGTGTTTTGATTCGTGAAATTTTCTTTGTGGCGTTGCGTCTCATCCGCGCAACGTCGACACGTAAGTCATCTATTTCGCTCACATCGTTTTGTGAGACGACTAGGGAGACAGACTTACATCTGTCTCCCTAGTTCGTCTAACCTCCGTCTCTGTTGTGTTTCAGATCAGGCAAGCTCAATCTTGTAGAAACGGAAACCCGAGCGCCCACGCTTCTCGACCACGCGGATCGGTAGCGGCTCAACCCACGTGTCAGGCTGACCCATAATGCCGAACACGTCCCGCAGGCTACCCATAAGACCGTCACTTGTGGCAGCATACGCGCTTCCGTCAGCATCCAGCAGGATTGCCCTGATTGCGTCGTTTGCCTCGCCGCTCTTGTCGTCCACGATGGTGACCTGTTGAGCCACCACGTGCACGAGGTTGATGATCTCTCCCAGGTGGTCGCTGATCGGCGTTGCGTTGGTCACGGCGTTCAGCGTGGCCTTGCGTGTGGCAAGGTCGTTGCCCTTGAGGGTGGAGACGATGCCAGAACCGTTGGCAAGCATAGCCATCCGGTCAACAACGCTGGACGTGCCACCGTGCGACCTGGACACCGCAACATCTGTTGACGGTTCCGTGGTTGCATCCGCAACCTTATTGTTTGACTCTTTGACGTTTGACATTTTCAAAACAACCTTTCATCTGAACTACTCTCAACCTTTTGGTCAAGAGACTCTAGGGCAAACTGTGGCCAGTCATCGACTGGAAAAATTTTGGCAACATCACGTGGGCTACGTATCATACGCCCCGTTGGTGAACGCGCCCATACGGTCACCTTATACCCACGGTTCGGCGTGTGATGGCTACTGAAAGCAACCGTCCAACCCATCGACACACCATCGGTAATGTCGTGGTACATGGTGAAATCCTGAGCTTTACGAAACTTCACGACTTAACCCTTCCATCATCAGCAGCGATACCCATAACCAAATCAGTATCGCGAACAGTAGGCCAACCAAGCTCAACACGCCACATCAGAAAATCCAACCCATGATGATACAAGTTAGCGTTGGCACACTTCACACACTCACGGTCTTTACACATCGTCACCCTCCAAAACTTCCAGCTCCCAATCAACTCGTTGGGCTAGTTCTGCCCCACGCTCCCAAATAGTGTTTTCGTGAATCGCCAGAATAGCCTTACTAGCATCGTGTGTCTTAGGCACAACCAGCGAAACCACCTTGATAGGAGGATCAACCAACACAACGTGGTCATTCACCACACGCAAATTAGCAAATGGATTATCAGACAACGGTAACCTATTCCACTCATCAGTTGAAATTGATTTATCAAAGTTTGTCATCAACGCTCACCCCTTCCACTATCAGCTAGATAAGCCAACACCGCAAACACAGCACACACTGCTGATGCCACAAACAGAAAATATGCAACAATCACCACACACGCACCCAACAACGCAAACACACACCCTTGACACCGCGTGAAAACATGTGCCGATGCCTACCCGAGTAGCTTACGGGTGCACCCTGTTTCCATGACTCCCGAAATGGTCCACGATGCTTACCCTGATACTCGTAACCATCCCAACGCATCGTCATGATTCTACTTCCGCCCTATCAGTCTGGTAGTTCATCACGTAACGCTGACCGTTCACGGTACCATCGTATCCCGCGCACAACAGCTCACCCATGAACGCAACAGCACCATCCAACCCACTACGGTACGGGTCAGTCGTGAAGGTCAACGAACCCTGGCAACCCTCCACCTTGAGCTCTGCTGAATGCTGTAGTGATGCCATCATGCACTCACTACACCACAGTCGACGCACTCGACACTGTGCTCGGAAATCTGCCGGACATCATCATGGGTGCACAACTGACGGAACGCCAAACGACTTGGCTGGTCGGAACGACCAATCATGCTTGCCGCATCACAACCACTGACGATACCAAACTGTGAGGCAGACTTACCGTTTCCTGAGATAAGGAAAGCCTCATACAAAACCTGACCAGTAACTTCAATCTCATCCATGCCGATGAACGTAGGGAAGTACTTGAAGGTTGGTGTGAAATCGGCCATGACTGAACCTTCCAGGTCGGTGCTGCGCTGAACCATCGTTTTATTCATAGGTACAACGTACCGCACACTGTGTCAGATACACGCTAGTTTGTGTAACGGTTTGGTAACGGTTGTGCACCCCACCACTGTGACCAACACCACACCCCACCACCTTGACACCGCGTGAAAACATGTGCCGATGCCTACCCGAGTAGCTTACGGGTGCACCCTGTTTCCATGAC